AGGCGGAAAAATATTGCAAGTTGTGAGGGCAACGGACGCAACAAGCCGCAGCACATCAAGTACTAGTTACGTAGATGCTAGCCTCAGTGTAACTATTACGCCAAAAAAATCGACAAACGTTCTATATTTATTTCATACGGCTGAATTATTTGGTGGAAGTACTGATACAGCCTTTACGCAAATAACTGATTCGTCCAACGTTGCATTATCGGGAGCCGAAGCAACTGGTGTTTTTACAGGCGGACAGCGGAGAATTGGAAAAACCGTTATCGGTTATGTAGCACCCGGAACAACTTCGGCAGTGACTTATAAAGTCAGATTTAGAACTGATAACGCGGCCACAACCGCACAACTTTTAAACGCTCAATGTACAGGACAATTAATCGCAATCGAGGTAGGCGCATGATAACCACAGTAGAAGCAGTTGCAAGCCTTCGCCCCGGTGTCGAATGGTCGATGTCGGGTGATGATGTCGAGGGTATTACTTGGCACACAGAGGGAGTCCAGCCGCTTACTACAGCGGAAGTACATGCAGAAATCAAGCGACTAGAGAAAGCCCAAGCCGACAAAGTTAAAGCAGATGCCGCCGCAACCGCCGCCGCAATTGCTCACGCTAAAAGTCTAGGATTTACAGACGCCATGATAGCCGTAATGTACCCGAACTTAGGAGCGTAATTATGGATGAAATACAGACCACAGAAGCCGACTTCGAGACTATGGAATCGGAAGCCCCTAAGCCTAAGAAAGCCGCTAAAAAGGCCGCTAAAACTACGGCTAGCAGCACAGAGCAAGCTCGAGACAGGGTAAAAGCGAAACTATTAGCCGCCAACCGGCCTAATAAAGACGATATGCTCAGCCGTCTGGCCCATGACGATTAACAGCTTAGCCGACCTAATTCCACTTATTGCCATTATTACGGCAGTATTTGGGTTACTGCTCTGGATTATTCGAGCCCAAATATCTTTAAGTCGACAGTTCGAGCCTAACGGTGGCGCAAGCATAAAAGACTCCCTAGTACGCATAGAGCACGACCAGCGCTACCTACGCGACCGCCTAGACACACACATAGACCAACACGATCGGGGCAAATAATGAAAAAATTAGAGGAATGGCTAGCCGCAACCGCTAGCGGATCATTCGTCAAAATCGCGTCAGGAGCCGCACTAGGGGCCCTCCTATCATGGCTTACGACAGCCGACATTCACCCGCTAATAGTGGCTATCGGGGCCGCCGTGATCCCCATAGCAATAAACACAGTAAACCCCCAAGACCCACGATATGGAACAGTCGACTGGGACGATCTAGATGCCTAAACTATGCGCCGGTGGGGTACGGCTTAGGGATCAAATAGACCGCCGTTGGCCTAGCCGTGATAAACGCTCAGACGGCTGGATAGGTGACAGCGATCATAAAGCTAGGCAATCGGATCATAACCCGGATAAAGACGGCATAGTGTACGCGATCGATATAGACGAAAATCTAGGGCAAGGCCCAGCCCGTAACGGTCGCACAGCAAAGAAGCTAGCCGACCAAATAATAGAGTATGCCATGTCGGATCTACCAGGTCATAATCGGATTAAATACGTGGTGTACGAGAACCAAATAGCCTCGGGCACCTATTCTGGCTCATGGTGGCGGTGGCGGGGAAAAGGCTACGGACACACACAACACATACACATATCCTTCACACAGGCCGCTAAACGCGACTCCACTATCTACCCGCTACCGATCCTCACAAATAACCCAGGCAAGAAAATAGCCTGGAGTCGTGCACTAAAAACCGCTAGGAAGTAGTACGCTCTATCTCGGAAGGGGTAAAAATGAGCGAATATATTAGACCAGCAGAAGCCGCCAAAATGCTCGGAGTAAGCCGAGACACAGTACGCCGTTACGCAGATAACGGAGATATAACCGCCATAAAGACACCGGGCGGACAGCGGAGAATCGACCGGGAATCGGTCGAAGTGATCCGTACTCGAATATCGTCAACAGTTACGGTAATCAGAGAGTGTTAGCCGCGATCGTGCTAACCGCCGCGATCACGCTAAACCCTGCCACAGATCCCACAAATACCGAAGGCTGGCAGGCCTCCGCGTACACTGGCAAATGGTATGCCCAAAAATGGGCACCGATCCGTAAATGCATTATGGAGCGGGAATCGAGCCATAACTATAAAGCCCGAAACCCTAGCAGTAGCGCTATGGGCGCTTACCAGTTCCTCGATAGTCAATGGCGGGTCAGCCTTACCCACATGATGAAGCATGAAGCCCAGTCAATGTCAGAGCGGCACGCTATAAAAAACTTACGTAAATATCCGATCGCTAAATGGTCGCGTTACTGGCAAGATCGGGCCTTCTATACGGCCTGGGCACATGGAGAAGGCGCTCACCATTGGCGCACAACCGCGGGAGGGCCGGAATGCATCTTATTAAGGGTGAACTAACCGAAGAACTACAAAACCGTTACCAGATACGGGAAAACGAAATAGCCCGTATTCTTTGGAATATTGAAGAAGCATTTACCGAGGACGAAATACTCAGACCAGGAGCCCAGGCAATTATTAAATGGCTAGAGCTGCGAGATCTTTACCATACGGAGCCCAGCCGCTATCGAGTTAACCCAGGCGAACCCGTAGAAGCATACGAAGAACGCATACGGATAGCGCAAGAATTGGAGGACACTTTTCCCCAATATCGTGTCGGTACTTGTGCAAACATTTGGCTATGGCTTATGTTAGGCGCGAACGGTCGAGATACCAGCGTGGGGAAGCGCACAACCTCTAGCCCAGACTAGGGGATCTTAACCGTCACTACTCGGGAGGAAAACACATGGAAGCATTATTCGACACTATCGGCGGCATACGCATAGACAGACCCGAACACGGCTGCACAGGCCCTTCATGCTCGTGGTGTGCATACCAAGACCAGATCGCAGAGCAAGCGGCACAACCACCTCGGGCTAAGTTCGATGAAGCATGGCTAAGGGCCGTAACTAAATGGCGCAAAGGCCTACCAATCGGTGGCACATTTACAGCGGACGATCTAATAGCGACATATGGGCACCCGGTCGGACACCCTAACCAGATCGGTTCCTTATTCTCATGGTGGAGTGAGTCGGGAATAATCAAGGCCGTAGGCCGGATACCGTCACAGCGTGCCACCAATAATCGGCGCTCGATACAAGTATGGGAAGTGACGTCATGGAGGTAGAAGTAGCCGTAATCTGTTTACTGTTCGGGCTCACTATCGGCCTATTCTGGGGTTACAGGGGCCGTAAGTGACCGGCTACAGTATGGACGGGTACGTAACCGTCCCGGAGCGCATAGCCTTATTCTATAAGCGTTACCCCGAAGGGTCGTTACAAATGGACGCCCCAGAGTTTACCGAGATCGAGGGCAAACGGTGGGTTATAGGCCGCGCATATGCTTATCGGACTCCTGACGATCCTAGGCCAGGTATCGGTACGGCTTGGGAGCTTGTCCCAGGGACTACCCCATTTACTCGAGGCTCGGAGATCCAGAACCTAGAGACAAGCGCATGGGGTCGCGCTATCGGAGCTCTCGGTATCGGTATAGACAAATCGATAGCCACTTGGGACGAAATCGAGGCCGCTAAAGCCCGAAGGGTAGAAGTCACTAAAGCACCCACACCCGTAGATGACCAATTCTATGTAGATGTCCCGCCACCTATCGAGCCCCCGGTAGATGACGCATGGGGAAGTACGAGGCCGATCTACACCCAGAATGATCCGATAACTTCTAAGCAGATCGGTATGCTTAAAGGCGCATTAAAGAAGCATGGAGCGGAATCTAGTGACGCTGGGCTAGGCATGATCAACGATCACCTGGGCACAGCCTTTACTAGGTATGAGGATATTACTAAGGGTGACGGTTCTAAGCTAATAAAACACTTTATGACGTAGGCCGAAGTTGTAGCCGGTGATACCCCACGGCTTGGAGAATAATGGGGAAGCCGCTTAACGTGCATGACGGAGGAAATAGCACACGTTGCGGGTAGCACAGCCGACACGCCCGGCCACGTAGGTAGGGTGAGTAATGCACTAAACCAAACCACAACGGGAGGCCGGATCGGGCCCCAGCCCGAGACCGAGACGGCCGACCCAAACCAAGGGAGAGACAATGCAAAGCAAATACGAC